GAATTCGCCCGCGACTGGCCGCTTCTGCTCGCCGTGGCCGAGGCGGCGAATCTTTCCGATGAAGATGTCGACAACCTGTTCATCCGGGCGGCGACGCTGTAATCCCAACCCTGTATTGGAGTATCCACCATGCCTCAAACCTCGTTTTTCCACGGCGTCACCGTCTCCCTGATCGATGTCGGGCCGCGTCCTATTGCGATTCCTTCGTCCTCGATCATCGGCCTGGTCGATACCTATACCCCCGGCACTGGCCTGGCCGAGCCGGATGTTCCGGTGCTGCTCACGAGCTACCGGGAAGCGGTCATGAAATTCGGCGTCGATGCGGCCATCAGCAAGGCGGCGCGCGGTATCTACGAACAATCGTCCGCCGTTATCGTGGCGGTCGGTGTGCCCGTCATCGACACGGGCGATGACGCTGCCGACCAAGCGGCGCTCGTTTCGGCCATCATCGGCGGCGTCACCATCGCCGGAAGCCGCACCGGCCTCCAGGCGCTGCTCGATGGCAAAAGCCGCTTCAATGCCCAGCCCCGGCTGCTGGTGGCGGCGGGCCACTCAAAAACTCAGGCCGTGGCCACCGCGATGGATGCCATTGCCACCAAGCTGCGCGCCATCGCCATCATCGACGGGCCGGACACTGACGATGACGACGCCTACGACTACGCCGGGGAATTTGGCTCGAAGCGCGTCTATCTGGTCGATCCGGGCGTCAAGGTCTGGGATACCGAAACCAATGCCGAAATCACCGTCCCCGCCTCGCCCTACGTCGCCGGTCTGTTCTGCCGCACGGACAAGGAATACGGCTTCTGGGCTTCGCCCTCCAACAAGGAATTCCTGGGCGTGATCGGCACCACGCGCCCGGTCGAGTTTCTCGACGGCGACGACACCTGCCGCGCCAATCTCCTGAACAACTCGAACATCACGACCATCATCCGCGATGGCGGCTACCGGCTGTGGGGCAACCGCACCCTGTCCGCCGACCAGAAATGGGCCTTCGTGACCCGCGTCCGCACGCTGGATATCGTCATGGACGCGATTCTCTACGCCCACAAGTGGGCGGTCGACCGCTCCATCACCAAGACCTACGTCAAGGACGTGACGGAAGGCTTGCAGAACTTCATGCGCCACCTGAAAGCCCTGGGCGCCATCGTCAATTTCGAGGTCTACCCCGACCGCGAACTGAACACCGCCGATCAACTGGAACAGGGCCGCGTGTACTGGAACATCCGCTTCACCGACGTGCCGCCCGCCGAAAACCCGCAATTCCGCGTCGAGGTGACCAACCAGTGGATCACCGAAGTGCTGGACATCAACGAAGGAGCCAAGTAAATGATTCCGCAAACACTCGTCAACATGAACCTCTTCGTCGATGGCAAGGGGTATGCCGGCGTCGCCACCGAGGTCAACCTGCCCAAGTTGAAGCGCAAGACCGAGGAACACCGCGCCGGCGGCATGGACGGCCCGGTGAAAATCGGCATGGGCATGGAAATGCTGGACGGCAGCTTCAAGCTCTCCGGCATCTCGCCGGAGGTGCTGGCCTTCTTCGGTCTGGCCGATGACACGGCGCTGGATTGCAGCTTTCGCGGCGCCTTCAAAGACCTGAAGGGCGAAGTCGTCGGCGCCATCGCCACCTTTCGCGGCATGATCGATGAGGTCGATTCCGGCTCGTGGAAGCCCGGCGAGAAATCCGAGACGACATTCAACCTCGCGCCCAGCTACTACAAGCTGGAAGTCGACGGCGAGGTCGTCTATGAACTCGACCCGGCCAACAACATCCGCGTCATCAACGGCAACGACGAAGCCGAGGAAGAGCGGGCGGCCATCGGGATGTAATCAGAAAACCGGAAAAGCGAAAGCCCCGACTGCTTCCAACAGCCGGGGCTTTCTGTTTCAACCCGTTGGGATGTCAACGAGAGGAAGCTGAATGAAGTTTATCAAGGAACAGAAACCCATGACCAAGAAAACCCCCGACTGGCTGAGCATCGGCCCCGATGCGGCCACTGTGAAACTCTCGCGCCCGACCGTGTTGAACGGCGTCAAGCAGGACACGCTGGTGTTGCGAACGCCGACGGTCGGCGACCTGCGCGCCGCCGCCAAACGCAGCAAAGACGACACGGAGGAACAGGACATCTTCCTCTTCGCCGCGCTGGCCGAGTGCGCCCCGGGCGACATCGAGAGGCTTTGTGTACGCGACTACAACCGCGTCAAGGAGAGTTATTTTCGCCTGGTTTCCGAAGACGACGGATCAGGAACTGAAGCAGGCAGCCCGGCGGCTGGCGACTGAACTGCATTTTCAGCCATCGGAAATCGACCGGCTGACGATCACCGACGTGCTGTGGTGGCTGACGGATTAGCGGGGGCGGCTTATCGCCATTGTTTCATTGACTGTCGCTCAGGGCGCGATCAACCAGCCAGCCTTCCAGATCAAATACCCAGTTCAGTATCAAGATAGCCGCGCCAAACAGGCCAACTATCACGCTCAGTATCATCAGGTAGCCGAGAACCTGTCCCAAAAAAGCATTGAGAGATTCGATCATGTCAACATTCTCCTCGGCGGTCAGCGTCCTCATTGGCGGCGCGGTTGGTGCGTCCCTTGGTAAATCTGTCGCAACCGCCTCTAAAAGTATAGGCGACATGCGGAAAAATACCGAGAGCGAAATGACCCGCCTCAACTCAGTCATGTCGCTGCGCAATCTCGATATATCCAAATACGGGAAAGTGTGGCGGGAAAGTAGGTCGCTCGGCAATGAGTTAAAGGAATCGCGCGCCCGCTCCACCGAGTTAGGCAAGCAATTGGCTCGCACACAGGCTGCCGCCAAGTATTTCCCGTCGCTGACGGCGGATGTCAAGCGCCTGACCACGGAATTCAATGAAAGCAAGCGTGAAACCGTCGCGCTGGAAAGAAGGTGGAAGTCATCGTTGGAAACATCCCATGCGATGCACGAATCTTTCAAGAAGGGCAGGGAAGAACACAAAAAAAACCAGGAAGCCATCGCCCGCCACCGCACCGAGCTTGAACGCCTTTCTGCCGTCGAGGAAGGGCGTGCTCGAATCTCTGCCGGGAAAACGCAGGCCAAACAAGGGCTAGGTGTTATCGCTGCCACTGCCGCGATGGTCACGCCATCCGTCATGAAATCGGCTGATTACCAAGCCATCATTCGCGACATCGCCATCAAGGGCGGCATTGCGCGCACCGACAAGGAAGACCAGATGTCGGCGTCCATCCGCAAAGACGCGGCGGATTCGGGCATCGGTCAGAACGAACTGGCCGAGGCCGTCAATACCCTGGTCGCGGGCGGCATGGACGTGGCCGACGCCACGAAACAAGCCCGCAGCATGGCGCGCTTTGCCGTTGGCCAGAACGCCGACAGTACGGATACCGCCAAGCTGGTTCTGGCGCTACGCCAGGCCGGCGTCACCGATCAGACGCGCATCGAGGCGATGCTGGGCAAGGTGGCCGTCGCCGGCGATCTCGGCAGTTTCGAGGCCAAGGACATGGCGAAGCACTTCCCCTCGCTGATGCCTCAACTGACGGCCTTCGGCATGTCCGGCGAGCACGCTACCGTCGAACTTTCCAACATGCTGCAAACGCAGATGAAGGCAGCGGGCAGCGCCGACGAGGCGGCGGTGAATCTTGCCAACCTGCTATCCAAGCTGACATCGGCCGACACGATCAAAAAATTTGACGACAACGGCATCGACTTTACCGAGTCAATGCAGGCCAATATTGCCAAAGGCTACGATCCGGTCACGGCATTCCTTGGACTGGTACAGGAAGCCTCGGTGCGAACCGATCCGAAAAAAGCCAAGCAAATGGCCGATCTTCAAGCCCAGATCGCCAAGACGCAAGACCCGGCCGCCGCGCAGAAGATGCTCGACGGCTACCTGCAAATGGCCGGCTTGTCGGAATTCATTACCGACCGGCAAGCCAAGCAGGCGGCGCTGGCGGCGCTGCAAAACCAGAAACTGCACCGCGAGAACCTGAAAACCATTCAGACAACCAACGGTCTAGCCAAGGTCGAGAAAGACCTTGCCGACCGCAGAGATGCGTCAAAACAGATATGGAGCGAAGCCGGCAATGCCTGGAATGGGGTATTGGTCAGTTTTGGCGATGCATTGCGTCCAGCGACTGACCTACTCGGGCAATTTGCCGGCGGGGTTGCCCGTGTCGGTTCGGCCATTCTCGGCAGCGGGTTCGGGAAAACCGCAGCCGTTGCTGCCACAACGGCAGCCGTCGGTGTTGGTGGCTTCAAGTTGGCAAAGGGAATCGGAAACATTGCCGGCGGCGCGCTACAGGCATTCCGCAACCGCAGCGTCCTTGCCGGCGGCCTGCCGGGAACCGGCGGTATTGTTTCAGGCGCGACGGGCAAGGGCGGCATCCTGGGCCGCATGATCGGCGCCGTGACGGGCGGCAACGGCGCCCCGGTATTCGTCACCAACTGGCCAGGTGGCGGACTGGGGATCCCCGGCATGGACGGCGGCGGCCTGGGCGGCCCGGCGACCGGCAAAAAACCGGGCATCCTGAGCAATCTCGGCAAGGCGGCCAGCGGCGTGCTTGGCGCTGGACGGGCCGCGCTGGCCGCTCCCACCCTGGGCGCCATCGCCTCCGGCGGCGCCGGCACGCTGGCGGCGGCCGGCGGCTTGGTCACGGCAGCCGGGGCGGCAGGCTACGGTGTCGGCACCATCATCAACGACAAGCTGATTGCCGGAACCGAATTCGGCGACAGCATCGGGCGGTCAATCGCCAAGACGCTGGCCTTTTTCGGCAACCAGGACGCCAAGGACGCGATTGCCGCCGAGGAAGCCTTCAAAAAATCCGAAGAGCAGTCCGCCTTGGCGTCCGTGGCGAATCCCCCCAAACCGGCGGCAGCGGAGAAATCAGGCGTCGCCAAACCACAGCAAAACCTGACGTTCTCACCGAAGATCGACATAACGGTGCATGGCGACGTGAAAGACCCGCGCCGGCTGGCCGAGGAACTGCTGCCGCACATGAAGCGCCTGATGGATCAATTTACCGAGAAGAGCGCACGCGGCGACCTGTTCGACCCGGCGCACGCCTGAATCAGGGGGTGGCGGTATAAAATAGCGACGCGGGGCTGCAAAAAAGGCCCCGTGCAGGGGGCCTTCGTTGCAATCATGTCCCGCAAGGGAGGTGAGTCTATGACGAAGCCTGCGAAACGTCGTCGGTGGGTCAAGCGATTGATCCACGCGGTTATCTTAGCCGTATTGCTGTTCTACAGCAACCGCGCTGAATAGCCGTAGAAGTACCGCCCTGCACGGCGACGCGGGGCGGCCCGCTCGGCTCTGTGCCCGCCCCCGGTCACGGAGTACAGCGAAATCCCCCCAGCCCGTCGGGCCGGCATGTCGTGCCATCACTATTCCGGTAACCGCCCAAGCCATCCGGGCGAGTACGGCTGCCGTCGCTGTGACGCCAGCCCCCCAGGCCATCGGGGCGCGTCGTGCTGCCGTCGCTGTGGCGATAACCGCCCAGGCCGTCGGGCCGCGAGGTGTTGCTTTTGTCGTCTTTCCAGCCGCCCAGCCCATCGGGCCGGATGCTCCGCCCATTGTCGCAACGGGCGCCGCCCAAGCCGTCGGAACGGCAGTTCGTGGCGGCATGGGCGGCACCGGCCAAAACCGTGGCAACGATCATCGCGCAGACAAGAACCATCTGTTTCATACAGCCTCCCTATTGGATGCTAGGCCATAAAATATGACCATTCAAGACGCCGCCACGCTCCTTGCCTCGGCAACGGAGAAAGCCCGCCGTTTGTCCGGGATCGTCGCCGCCGCCGATGACGGCGTACCGCGCACGGCAGATGACCTCGAACGGCTGCGCGCCTCGTTTGCCGAGCGTGAAGCCGCCGCCGTCGTCGACATCGGCGCCGCGTCGAGTGCCCTTGCCAGCGCCGGGAACCGGTTCGCGGCGGGCATTGCGGATGCGTCCGCTGTCGCCCGCTCGCTCTCGTCCGTCGACCTGTCCGTTGTTCGGCTGGACACCTTGGCCGACCAGATCAGAAGCGACGCCGGCATGATCGCAGCCGCCATCAAGCAACAGGCATTCGCCGCTATCGGCAGCGCCATGGCGTCCTCGCTCGCCGATATTCGTGGCGTTGCCGACAGGACGCAAAAACTGTTCGAGGCGACGACCAACCCGCCGGGGCTGCCGTCGCTGACCCCCATCGAGAGCACGGCGGCCAGCCCGGATCGCCTCGACGAAGGCTTTGCCGCCAGCATCCCGGAATCCGGCGGCGCTCACGCGCACCTTCTGATTCTCACCGCGCCGTCGGGCGAGAGCTATTTCTTCAACCTGAACACATCCGGGTACGACCGCCTGAAGCGCGAGACCAATTACAGCATCGCCAGTCAGGAGCGTTTGACCCGGCGGCCCGCCTTGCAGGCGGTCGCCAAGGGAAGCGAGCGCCTGTCTCTGGCTGGCGTGATTTTTACGCAAAGGGCCGGCGCCGGGCAACTGGAAAAGCTGCGCGCCATCGGCTACCGCATGGAACCACTCATCCTCACCACCGGCTACGGCGAAGCCTTGGGAACCTGGTATCTCGGCAAGATCGACGAGGATCAGGAGTATTTCTTCCCGGACGGGATGACGCGCAAACAGACCTTCACCCTGGAATTCGAACGCTATGGCGCGGACTATCAAAACGTCTGACGGCGACCGGCTGGACACCCTTTGCTTTGCCGAATACGGGCATCTGAATGGGACGGTCGAGGCGGTCATCGACCAGAATCCCGGCCTCTCTGCCCAGCCGCAACCCTACCGCGCCGGGGTCATCATCGTCCTGCCGGATTTGCAACGGCCAGTCGAAAAGCCCATCAAGCTGTGGAGTTGAACGGTGAAACCGGATTTTCAGATTCTTGCTAACGATGCGGACATCACGGCGCTGATCCGTGACCGTCTGCTCTCGATACGCCTCACGGACAAGCCGGGCCTCGAATCCGACGAGTGTGAACTGACGATTGACGACCGCGATGGCGCGGTGGCGTTTCCGGCCAAGGGCGTGAATCTGGACGTGCGCCTCGGCTATGTCGGAGAAGACCTGTCGTTTCTCGGGAAATACCGCGTCGACGAGATCGAGGTTTCCGGGCCGCCGCAAACCCTCGTCATCCGCGCCAAGCCGCTCGACATCGCGGAAACGATGAAGAGCCAGAAGCGCGCGAGTTGGGAAAACACCGACCTCTCGGCCATCGTGGCCGACATTGCCAGGAACAACGGTTATCAGCCGCAATGCAGCGTCGAGGCGAAGGTGCCGCGCGCCGATCAGATGAACGAATCGGACATGCACTTCATCACGCGCATCGCCCGCGACCACGGCGCGACGGCAACGATCAAGGACAAAAAGCTGATCGTCGCCCCGCGCGGCGAGGGCAAGGCCGGCAGCGGCCGGCCCATGCCGGAAATCAAACTCGTCCGTTCCGATCTGGCGAGTTACCGCATGACCTTCCCGGATCGCCCCGCCTACGGCTCGGTTTCCGCCGCCTGGCACAACAACAGGACGGGCGGACGGATCGTCCACCTCGAGGGCAACCCGAACGGCGAGGACGGGCCGAACTATACCGAGCGGCACATTTACCCGAATCCGGCAGCGGCAGAAGCCGCCGCGAAAAGCCGCATCGAATCGCTCAACCGGGCCACCATGTCCGGGAAAGTCGAACTGATGCGCGGGCGGGCCGACATCGGAGCAGAGCAATGGATACGGCTGGACGGCATCAAGCGGGATGTCGATGGGGCGTATCTGGCCGAATCGGTCGAGCACAATTTCGACAAGTCGGCCTGGATCACCCGCATCAACCTGAATGCCGGCAACGGCGGCAAAAGCAAGGTCGGCAAAAAGAAGGGGCCGGGGGCCATCCTGGCGCTTTCCGACCCGTCGGGATACTGACTGGAGCGACACATGAATCATCTCTCACTGGCCCTCACTTTCATCGCCGCGCCCTGGCTGCTGTGGATCTTCTACACCGCCGCCATGCGCCTCAAGATGGTGCGCGATGCCGGCCTCCTGACCCCGGCCATGAAGGTCTTTGGCTACCCGTCGCTGGCCTTCGGTCTGGCGCTCGATCTGTTCGTGAACGTCATCGTCGGCTCGGCGCTGTTCCTCGAACCGCCGCGCGAATGGACGCTATCGGGCCGCCTCTGGCGTCTCTCGAACGGCGCGGCGGGCTGGCGGCAAAAGCTCGCGTTGGCGATCCGCTCGGCGCTGCTCGATGCCATTGACCCGAAGGGGGTACACAAAGGCTGAAAAATGACCCTAGACCCTCAACAGGAAATCTCCATGAACGTCGCCAAGGTCGCGCCGCCAGTCACGGTATCGCTACTCGATATGTTCCTCGGCAACATCGACAAAATGGTCATGGTCGTCACCCTGGTCTACACCCTGATGATGATGGCGCATCTCGTCTATCGCTTCGCCTGGGACATCATCGACCGGCGCCGCCAGGAGCGCGTCCGGGCCGAGAACCACCAGCGCCGAATCACGGATGCCGGGCATGACTGAGCGGAAACCATCCAGCGGCATCGTCTGGGGCCTGGTCGCGTCCCTCACCGCCGCCGGCGTCGCCTTCACCCTCCAGCACGAGGGCGGCCCGGCCACCGGCGCCACCGAGGCCCGGGCCATCATCCCGGTCAAGGGCGACCCGCCGACCCTCGATGTCGGTGGCCTGACCTATTACCCAAGCACCGGCGAGCGCGTGCAGGCGGGCGACCGGCTGCCCGTCGAGAAGGCCATCCATGAATTCTCGCTGGCGCTGGCCGAAGATGCCGCCTGCGTCCGCCGCTCCTGCCCGGACTGTGAGACTGATCCGGCGCTCTTCGATCTGGCCGCCGATTTCGTGCATCAATTCGGTTGTGCAACCTGGAATCGCTCCAGTCTCCTCGCGCTCGCCCGCGCCGGGCGCTGGCCGGAGCACTGCGATTTCTACGAGCGCTACCGCTTCGTGCGCGGTTTCGATTGCGCCACCCCCGGCAACAAGGTCTGCGTCGGCGTCTGGAAACGGGCGTGGGCGCGTGCTGCATTGTGTCATGAGGCCATAAATGAGTCCTAACCTGATCATCTCCCTCTCCATCGCCGTATCCAGCTTTTGCAGCGGCTGGATCATCCAAGGGTACCGTCTCAACAGCGAAATCACCCGCATCGAGGCCGCCTGGCATCAGGAAAACAAGGATTCCGCAGAAGCCGCGAGCCAGATCGCCGAGGAAGTTATCCGCATCGAACGGGAAGGCGAGCGCCTCGCCGCCCGCGCGCTGGAACTGGAAACCGAAGCCAACCGAATGGGAAAGGAAAAGGACGATGTACTCAGAAAGATCACGTCTGGCCGTCTGTGTCTCACTGCTGACATTGTGCGCCTGCTCAACGACCACGACGCCGCCCGCACCGCTGGCAGCGCCCTGTCCGCGCCCGCCCGCGACATTGCTCATGCCCATGCCACCACTACCGCCGATCCCGATGTCGGGCGTTTTGCCACCGACGGAGACATCGCCCTCTGGGCCAGAAACGCCAAAACCCAGTACGACGCCTGCCGGGGCCGGATCGACGCGCTGAGGCGTTTTGATGAGTCCAGTAACTCGCCATGATCTGTGAAATCTCTTTCGCGCCAGCGCGAGATGGAAACAAATGCAGGGCTGTTTTAACTCGCAGATTCTCGATCAGACTCCCCAAAATTCCCCCATATCAGCCGAAAACCGCCGCAAATACGTCAAATTCGATTCCGTTCGGGGGCACCATGGGTTTCCGCCATGCTGCCAAAACCCAGGCGCCGCGATAGTTCATCCGCCGCGGCCAGCATGGTCTTGGCGACCGGGCTGCCCCATTCGGCATCGAAATCTCCGGCCGTACCCAGCGCGGTGATGCTGGCCACCATACCGCCGGTGTGGTCATAGACCGGCGCGCTGAATCCGTTGATGCCCGGTGTATGACTTCCGGTCGCCCGCGAAATGCCATGGGCACGGATGTCCGCCAGGGTCTTTTCCAGTTGCCGACGAACCGCGGTGATGCTGGTCTTGCTGCTTTTGGCGGTTTCCCGCAATTCTTCATCCAGCAATTTCTTCAGGAACGGCGAGCGAAAGAAGGCCGAAAAGGCGCGCCCGGTCGCCGATCTGGACAACGGCAGCACGGCCCCGTGGCGGAGCGTGATGGTGACTGGCGCGCCCGAATCGACGATGCGCACGATGGTCGCGCCACGGCTGCCCCATACGGCCAAGGCCACCGTCTCGTCGATTTCTTCGCACAGGCTTTCGAGGATGGGGCCAGAGAGCCGGATCGGGTCCAGTCTGTTCAAGCCGGACAAGCCGAGTTGCAGGGCATAAGCGCCCAGATCATAGCGACCGCTGGCGGGATCCTGCTCGACAATGCCGATGCGCAGAAAACTGACCATGTAACGATGCGCTTTGGCCGCCGGCATGCCGGCTCCCTTGGCGATGTCGCGCAACATCATCGGCCGGTTCGTGGCCGACAGCACGCGCAACAGACGAAACCCGACCTCGATGGATTGAATGCCCTGGCGGTCACCCGCAATTTTGCTCACCATGATCGACTCAGTGTTGGAAGCCAGCATTCTATGCATCTATGACGTTCTTGAGCACGCCGAATATAATGCGCTGACAAAAATTCAAGGGAGTTCGACATGCGTGCAGTCCTGGTGGCAAATCCCAAAGGCGGAGCGGGGAAAACGACGCTGGCGACCAACCTGTCCGGTTATTTCGCCAACCAGGGGCGCAAAACGACCCTGTGTGACCTCGATCGCCAGCAGTCGGCATTGCGCTGGATGGCCTTCCGCGACCCGGCCCTGCCGCCCGTCACCGGCTATTACGCCGGCAACCAGATCTCCCTTGGCCTGCCGCGCGAGGCCGACTGGGTCGTCGTCGATGCGCCGGCCGGGTTGCAGGGCTACAAGCTCTCGGATTATCTGCGCGCCGCGGATAAAGTCCTGGTGCCGCTGGTTCCGTCCGTTTTCGACATGGCGGCGACCGAGGATTTCCTCAACGCAATACGCAACGAAATTCGCGGTCAACGCGGCAAGGTCGGCATCGTCGCCATGCGTGTCGACCCGAGAACCCGGGCGGCCGGCATGCTTGAGGAATTCCTCAAGCATTTCGACATTCCCATCGTCGCCTATCTGCGCAATACCCAGAACTACGTCAACGTCGCCGCTGCCGGCGCCAGCATTTTCGACCCGCCGCGCGCCCGCCACCGGCGCGATGCCGAGCAGTGGGCGCCGCTGCTCGAATGGCTGGAACAATAGCCAAAAGCCTTTCCCCATTGATGCGCCGGGGCCGGGGCTGAAAACCGAGAGCAGAAATTTCCCTCGAACCGCTTGACGGTTTTTTGTTGGCAGGTCATAATTTCGTTTCTCTGCTGCTTTGACCCTTGGTTGAGGCGAGGTGGAGGGAGTTCTTTAACAACCTGGACAACCGATAGGTGTGGGTGTCTTGATGCGACGTGGCGCGAGTCACGTAAAGGTATTGAGGCAATCGCACGGAT